TAGGATTTCTAATTTCATGATGTTTATATAAAAAATATTGTAAATAAGGTATTTTACATGAAGAATTAATATTATAAGCACAAATATGAACTGTATCTCCAATAGATATTTCTTCACCAATATCATCTTTAAGATAATTTAATCCAGGATAATGATAATTATTTGTTACTTGCAAATTATTACATAAGTTATTGATATCTTCAAAGTAATCAATATTAATATTATTTTCTTCTTCCTCAGAACAATATTCCATATTTAAATAAAAATAATTTATTTAAATATTAATTTTTTTTATCTAATTTACGACGAATGGTTTCTTTTATAACTTCTTCTCTATTTTTTAAAATATATTCTGTTAATTCTTCAGCTTTATTAGGACTTTCAGTATAATATGTTTTTAATGTATTCAATAGTGTTTTAGTATTAATTGGTTTTTTACATTTACTTTTTTTATATAATATTTTGCCACCATTAATATCAAAACATTCTAATTGATTATGTTTCATTACATTGACGAGAGAATTTGTTAATAATTTTTGTTTTTTTTTCATTTCTTTAATCTCTTTAGTTTGTTTTATAATTTCATTATCTATTTTAATCCATTCTTTAATACTAGTTATTAACTCTTCTTTTGTTTCAAGTTTTACTTCATTCATAAATTTATTTATATTAATTTTTTAAATACTTGTTGTCTTGTTTAATAATTTATAATGACGATTACATAATCCTTCTTTTACAGATTTAAAAGAACATTTTTTACCTAATTTAGTAATAGTAGAACAACATGGAATTGAATTTTTTATTTCTTTTAATTCTTTTATTTTTTGTTCTTTTAATAATATCTTTTCTTTTTTCTCTTTCTCTTTTTTTTCTTTTTCAAAAGATGTTAAATAATTCTTAATATATATATTTTTATGTTGATTGCAAAGAAATAATTTAAATGTTTTAATATACATAACATTTACATTCATACAACAATTAGAACTTTCTGGATAATTTATTTCATTAAAATACATACATTTTCCTTTTATCCAATTATTATTATAATTTTTGAAAAGGTTTAATAAATAAATATAATCATCGAAATAATTAACACCATGTATTTTTGGAAATAATTCATTTGATGGTAATAATTTATCTTGTATATTTCTGCAATAAGGACATCTAATTTCATTTGTATTTAAAAATTGTTTTTCTAATTTATTAAATTTCGTTTTATGATTTATGATATCATTGAAAATAGCATCATAATTAAATTTATGACCACAATCTAAAATAATATGGTCTTTATCTAAAGGATTTTGAGTAATCAAACAAATGTCATCTTGATTTATTTCTTCTTCTTTATTAATTTCAGAATAAAAATCAATATTATCTTCAATTACAAACATATTAAATTATTATTTATTTATTTATATTATTATTTATTATATATGTCACCAAAAGAATGGGGTCCCCCAATATGGAATTTTTTTCATTGTTTAGCTGAAAGTATAAAAGAAGAACAATTCCAGCATATTGGATTATCTTGTTTTAATATGATAAAATTAATATGTAAAACTTTACCTTGTCCTGAATGTTCTAATCATGCTACACAAATTTTATCTAAAATTAAATTTAATCATATACAAAATAAAGAAAATTTTATAAATTTAATATACATTTTTCATAATATGGTAAATAAAAAAAAGCAAAAACCATTATTCAATGTTTTAGAACTAAGTCAATACAAAAATAAAAATTTAATTCAAGCTTATAATCAATTTATTAAAGTTTATCAAACTAATGGAAATATGAAACTATTAGCAGATAGTTTTGCAAGAAGTAATACTGTAAAAGTTGTTAAAAAAATTTTAATGAATAATATAAATAATTTCATAATTGTAAAAAATTAGCTAATAACCGTGCTTGGATTTGACTGTAATTCGCCATTTTTATATACACTACATTTAAAACTTTGCTTACTAGGCATAGAACATTTAACAGCATCTGACACACCTACTTGTAAAAATAATTCTGATTCTATTTTAGAAGAACGTATAATAGCAATTGTTGCTGCAACTGCACCTATACCATAAAAAATATTAAAAATAACATAAAAAATAGAAGTACAACCAGAAGTCATACTGTAAATAATTATATATAACATATATGCACCTAAAACTGTAATTAATATAGTATTCATAGGAATAATTGGTATAAACATTGGACCTGTTAGGTAACCGTATAAATATGTAATATAAAAAATACTAAATCCATCATTATCAAATGCTTGAATATATTTAAAATTAACACATTTATTTGTTGTTGTTTGATTTGGATTTTGTAATTTTAAAAATAGTATTCTAATAAAAGACCATAAGAGGAAAAATCCAATAAAAGTTAATCCTTGGGTTGTTTGAGAAAAAGCAGTAATAATAATAATACTAAATGTTAATAAAATTGGTGAGTATCCGACAATAATATCATTATAATTATTTGTGATATTTTGTAAATTAGCTTGAACTATTGTTGGAATTGGACCTAGATTTAGTTGTTGTCCTACTGGTGCTTGTGGTTGTACTACTTGTATATTTGCTCCTAGTGCTGCCATAATATTATAATGTAATATATATATAATTATTTATCAAAGATTATTTCATTTATCAAAGATTATTTCATTTATCAAAGATTATTTCAAATACTTCTTCTATTCTCTCAACAGATGAAAAAATTATATTTTCAAATTTATTATTATCTTTATATTTTTCAATAAGGTTCATATAATCTTTATTATTTTTTTTAGGAAATATAAAATAGTTTATTCCAGATTTGAGTGAACCTAAAATTTTCAAATCAATACCACCTATTTCGCATATATTTCCATCTAAATCAATCTCTCCAGTTATACCAATATTTTGTTTAATTTTAAAATCATTTAATAAACTATAAATAAGGGTTGTTAAAGCTACCCCTCCACTTGGTCCATCTTTTGTAATAGAACCATCTGCAGCATGAATATGTATTCCGAATGTTTTATAATTATTACAAATCCATTCTTTTCTCTCGTTTGATGTTAGATTCCAAGCTAATGTTTGGGCAACATGAACACTTTCAGACATAATTTTTTCTAAAGACCCAGTTAATTTTAATTCCATAAAAAATTTACTAGGAAAAAATTGAGAGAATAATTGTAAAATCCCCCCTTGTCCTAAAGAATTTGCCCACATTCCATTAACTATTCCAACTTTATTTTCTGTAAATATATTTGGATGTTTTATTTCATTTTTATCTTTTAAATATTTTATTATTTCTAAAGTAGTCAAATGCATCGGATATTCATTAATAACTATATTTTCTTTAAAAATATTAATATTAATTTCTCCAACAATTTCAAATAATAATTCTTTTAATTTTCTAACACCGGATTCAATCGTATAATTTTCTATCAAAAATATAATAGTTTCATCATCAATTTCAATCATAGATGTTAATCCCATATTATTTAATATTTCTGGTAATAAATATTTTTTTGTGATAATAATTTTATCATTTAATGATAAATGATTAAATTTAATACGATGAATTCTATCTAATAATACTTTATCAATAGAAGAAGGGTCATTATATGAGAGAATAAAAAGAGCTTTGGATAAATCTAAATCAATTCCATTAAAATATTTATCTTGAAAACAATCATTTTGAGTAAAATCTAATAAATGTGTTAAAATTCCAATAATTTCTCTCCCATGTTCTGTTTTACTAATCTTATCTACTTCATCAATAAATATAATGGGATTCATAATTTGTGTATCCATTAATATTTGAACAATTGAGCCCCATGTAGAACCAACATATGTATAATTATGACCATGTAAAGTACTTCCATTTGTATCTCCTCCCATTTTAATAAATGAAAATGGTCTAGGAATACCATTTTCATCTTTCAAACATTCAGATATTCCTTTTTTAGCTAATGAAGTTTTTCCCACACCAGGAGAACCTTCAAATCCAAAACAATAACCTTTTTGTTCACCATTTAACCATTGACATATAATTTTTTCTATTTGTGTTTTTGCATTATCATGACCATAAACAGAGTTATCTAAACAAATTCTTATATTTGATATATATTTTTTAATATATGTAAAATCATTATTAATTTTATAAGTATTATAAATAATAGTATCATAATTAGTTGTAATAATATTTGTATTAGTTACAAATAATACATATAGCTGATTAATAATTATTATATTCATTATATTGTCATCAATAAAATCTAAAATATTTTTTTTTAATTCTTGTTTTGTATTTTTTTTATTAAAAATAAT